TAATTCTTGCTTCATAGTCTGCTGCTGATATAGCTGAGAATCCAAAATCATCATCTGTTTCCATATTTTATTTTCTATAATCAATATAATTTACCAAAAGGACCGAATCCATACTTGTCAGCAATATCTTTCTTTTGTGCAATGAACAGTATATTTGTAATCAACTTGTCTCTTTCTTTCTCTTGCAGTTTCAGTATACCATAGAGGAAAGTTAGTTGCATCAACTTAGAATTTGCAGTATGTGGTTCCATCATAAAGACCTTTGTCATATTTCGGACAAACTCTTTACTATCTTTAACTTTAGTTGTTGCTTTTCGATTTACAAAATCAAACATTTTTGAATATTCTTCAACGTCAGCTTTAAATTCTTTGGATGTCATTGGAAAGTTCTTGTAACTATTTGTGAATTTGACTTTGTAATCTTTTAGAATTTCTGAAACCAAATTAACAGGAGCTTTACCCAAACGTGCTGAAGTACCTGTACTTGCAGTTGGTTCCCATTTCAAGTTATTGAAATCGGATGTACTTGTAGCTTTCATCTGAATCTTGTATACAATCTTTTTGCCATTCTCCATTGCATCAACAAATATCGTAGTATCTTGTGTACCAAAGGTAAGGCCTAATTTTAGTGACAGGTCGATACGAATTTCTTTTGTGTGAAATACGTAATTTTTACCATCAAGAAATTCCAGTCCACTATCAATATTGATTTCTTCATAGAAGGCTTGTTTACCCGAAACTTTCTTCAACGACACACCAACAACTTGTCTTTGTTTGAACATTGTACGCAATACAGCATTCAACGCTTGAATATTTTCTGCACGGCCATCGTTTACAATCTTTGTAATTTCTCTAATAACTTTTGGTTCATCTTTGATACACCAAATATCAGCAGGATCCCAAGAATCTTTTTTACTGATGCCGTACTCACTCTTAACCAAATCAGAAATGAATTTCATAAATCCATATTCACGGTTGAATTCTGTGAATCTTGTATTAGAAAATTCTTCAAGCATAGTTTTTTGTTGCATGAAGAAGGTTTGCAACCATTCTTTATCAATCTCAGGGTAAATGCCCTTCTTACCTCCAAGTTCATCATACTTGGGGTCATCCAATATATCTTCCCAACTTTTATATCGAATGTTATCTTTCAAGGCACGCCGAAGTATCCAGGCCGAGCCTAGTTCTTGTCTACGGGTTGCTTCTGCTGCTGAAAGTTTTTCTGTTGCCATAAGGTTATTTATCTGATAATCTGGATCTCTTTACCTGAAGTCCAAATCTCTAGTTCTGTTCGCAATCGGCACTCATTATGTAATGTTGCATAACGGTTGACAGCCTTGTTTCTCCACCATTCAATCAAGTTTGCCAGTTTGTGTTTTTCATAGTTTTCACCTGGAATAAGCACGTCCGTCTTACAGTTGATGTAATCTTTTATGTTCTTAAAACCATAATCAGAATGGTAATAACGTTTCTGCTCTGTCAACCCTTTGGCCTTTTCAATCGTTGTTATGAATGTAGTACCTTCAGTTGTACCTTTTAAAGATGCCTTTACTAAGGATATAATCTTTAAGGTAGTCTTAAGTTTCTTGCTAGAAGCATCAACCTCCACGATTTCACCAACTTTACTCTCCACAAAGTTTCTTAGGTCTTCGTATGGTTTTCCATGCATCATGGGAATAAAATCTGAATCAGTTAGACCGTTGTATCTAATATATGGTTTCATACCATCATACTGTGATACTGTCTTAGAACTACCATACAAACTGGTAGTCTCAAACAAACACAAATTCATTCCATATTTTTTATTAATGATTTCACGGACTTCATGTGAGGTGCAAATCGCCGCCAACAACTTACCACCAAGGTAGTTGAATCCAAAAGGTTGTGTTGGCACGATAACAAAACCCATCATTGCAGAGTCATTGAATCGTTTGGACCACTCAGGTTGTTGTGTAAACACTTGTCCTAGTAATTCATTACGAGGTTTCATGTTGATTACTGGAGAACCAAGACGAATGAAACCAACCCATTTATTGGTATTGGTTTCTCTGACACCCAATCTAATTTGGCGACCAACAGGTGAAATGTTAATATGTGATGATGTAATATTGAGTAAGGTTTCCCATTCAGATTGTGGCATACCAACAACCTCAAAGTTCATGTCCTTTGGATGCATGGTAAAATCTGAAAACAAGTCTTCTTCAATTGGAAAAAGAGGATTAGTTGGCAAGTCAGCTAAAGATGCCAACTTTTGGTCTCTCATGTATTCATCAATACGATTGAAACTACTAAAATAATCCTCAAACACCTTTGCACAATGCAAGGCTTCATCAAACTTTAAATCCATCAAAATTCTTCTTCGCAGGTTTTTCACGGTCACCAAATGTATTTAACGGTTTGTCTTGACCAGAATCAGTCAAACCATCTTGTGCTGATTGTTCAATATCATACAATCTCATCTTTGATCGGTCAATACCAAGTGTGAATCGTTTGTAATAACCTGGATCATTATAACGATTCTTCAATTGTTTGACCATAATTTGTCCCATTTCTTCCAGTTCTTCGGATGAAATGAGAGCAAACATCAAGTCAGCTGTCGCAGGCAAACCAAAACTCTCACTGGTGTCTTCGAGTCCTGGGTCGGAACTTGAAAAACCGGATCTTGTGGTCTGGGTTGCAGATACAACTGGTACATCGAATTCAACTGCAAGACCTCGCAGTTCTTCGGCAATGGCCTTGACATAGGTGTAGGAATTAATATTGGCTCCGGCTTTGATTCTTGAAGAACAACAGATATTGAGATAATCAATAAAGATAATATCAGGCACAAAGTTCTTTTTAAGATTGAGTTCATTAAGTAGTGTCCTGAAATGTGTTGATGAAGCAGAGGCGGTTGGATATTCTTTGATGATTAATTTACCAACAGTTTTTTCACGGAGTTTGTTGATTCGTTTATCATATAGTTCTTTAGATAGGTTAGACAACTCATCCATGGTTACATTCAAAAGGTTTGCATCTATACGTTCAGCAATTCTTTCTTCTGACATTTCCATAGTAATGTACAGGACGTTTTTACCCTGTGACATACAACCAGCTGCTACGTGACACATAAAAAGAGATTTACCCACGCCAGTACCAGCAAGAGCAATGTTGAGTGTCTTAGTGGGTAGACCACCTTTTGTAATTTTATTAAAGAAGTCCAAGTCGAATGGGATTCGTTCTTCTTGTCTGTGATAAAATTCATATCGTTCATCGGAGTTCTCCAAATAATCATGACCAACAGAGTTGTCGAAACTTACAGCCAAGGCATCCGATAATAGAGTGGGAATCGCACCTTTCTCGGAGCTTTTGTCCTTCCCGTCAAGTATAGAAATTGCCCCCAATACAGCATTGTATATGGCCTTTTCTTGGCAGAACTGTTCGGTTTTGTCAATAAGCCATTGAAGTTCTGATCTTTCCGATGCAGTTTGTCTAATCTCTTGTAGATTAGTTTTGCATCTTTCCACTTCGTCATCTGATAGATTTCGTTCTTCTTGGACGGCCAATTCAATTGCTTCAATCGAAGGTGGCACATTGTAATCTTGTACAAACTGGTTGACCGCTTTGTACACCTTGCGGTCGGAATTCTCAGAGAAATATTCGGGTTTAAGAAACGGGAGAACTTTCCTGGTATACTCATCGTTGTAAATCAAATTCTTGAGAATCGTCTGTTCCAGTCTCATCAATAATATCCTGTTCTAAGTTACCTGACATTAGTTGTACCAAAAGGTCACCAATGTAGTTTTTAAAGTCACTATCTTTTTCCAATTTCTTGGGCTTCATAACTGTAGATTCTAACACATCATAAGCAAAAAGTAAATAGACCTGGTCATTTTCTTCTTTAAATTTTACTTTACCATATTTGTATATGGTATCTTTGTATGGTCCTTCCAAAAATTTGATGTGAACCGTGGTCGCATCATCCTTTGGGTAAATAAAACAATAATCTATACCCTCAATCATTTAAGCACCATTCATTGTTTCTACATCAAACGTCTGGTCAATATCAGTTTCCATAATATTACCATTTGCAATTTGATATTTGTTTTCGATAAATTCACGGAAAGATTTTTGTTTCAAAATGGGCATCCAGAATTCTTTGGTATCAGTATCTTTAACACGATACTTTTTATCTTCAACTTCGCCGGTTTCTACATTACAATGTGAGTACCAACCATTGGATGGCTTAACCACATGTTTGGACTCAACCGCAAGGTCCAAAAGACCAGACCAAGTGCTGATGCCGCCATCAAAAGATACAGAGACAGGGATTTTAGATTTTTCTTTGACATAACGAGACTTTTCAACGTTGATAATAAAATTGTATCCAGTGATTTCGGTGCCTTCTTTTTCTTGTTGACGACCCAAGATGAAGATGTTGTCGGCTGAATAATAAGAACCTGTGCCACCACCAACGATAGCTTTAGGGAACATACCAATTTCCATGTATGTGTGGTTTACAACAACCATTGGAATATCTTTCATGGACAGGTGTGGTGTAACCATTCTGAACAACGACTTCACCTGTTTAGCACGAGACATATCAGCAACTGATTTTTCTGCCAAGGCATCCTCAACTTCTTTTTTGGATGCCAAATTGCCAATCGAATCAATCACAATAATTAATTTATCACCTCGCTCTAATTGTGTCAACTGAGCCATAACATCAAATTTAAGTTGTTCAATATCAGTAAGAGGAGTGTGCAATACACGACTGGTATCAATACCGAAAGAATCAAAATAACTTTGAGGAGTGCCAAATTCTGAATCGTAAAATAATAATGCGGCATCGGGATATTTGTCCAAGTAAGATTTGGCCATTAGTAATGAAAATGCTGTCTTAAAATGTTTGGATGGACCTGCCCACATTGTAAGACCTGGAGTTAGACCACCATCTAATCTGCCAG